TCTGGAGCAACATCAGATATAAATCTTAATAATGGAACATTAAACTTAAATGGAAAAACTTTAACCCCAGGATCAACATTTATAACTGGAACCGGAACAAAAAATTTGACTTTTAATGGTGGTACGTTGATTTGCCCTCTCGCTGTTAGCAGTGCTTTTAATAACTTCCAACCCACAGGATTTACCACAACAGCAGGGACAGGTACAGGCACGATCTCCATGACTGCCGCAACTGCCAAGGGGTTTGTCGGCGGGGGGTCTACCTTTAACTGCACACTAAACCAAGGTGGTGCTGGTGCTTTGACTATCACAGGCTCAAACACATTCAGCAACATTACCAATACTTATAAAACCACTGGCGCAACGTCTATCCTGTTTACGGCGGCAACAACTAGCACATTTACCGATTGGAATGCAAGTGGTGAATCTACAAGACTTCTAACCATTGGCTCTGTAACGGCGGCAAGCCATACGCTATCTAAGGCAAGCGGTACTGTAAGCGCAGACTTCTTGTCAATCAGTAGGTCTACAGCTACAGGCGGGGCAGGATGGTATGCAGGGGCAAACTCCACAGATGGTGGCAATAACTCAGGATGGATATTTACAGCACCTCCTGCGCCTAGCGGCAGTAACAGCAACTTTTTAATGTTCTTTTGAGGAAACAATGACTCCTGAACTACAAAAGTACTCCTCAGAAGATTCTTTTAAATTAGAGTTTTCTGATAATGAAATTACAACAAAATCTTGTTCATTGTGTTATGAAAAAAAACCATTTGGGGATTTTCTAAAAAATGTGCGCTATAAAGATGGATACTATAAACATTGCAAAAAGTGCCACTATGAGGTTTATGGTAGGGATTCCCACTACAGAAGAACTTATGGCGTTACGCAACATGAATATAACTTAATGGTTGCAAAACAAGGAAGTAAGTGTAAAGTGTGTGAAGTAGAAGCTGGCGATGGTCACATGAGTAGATTGGTTGTAGACCATTGTCATAAGAGTAATGAAATGCGTGGTTTAATATGCCAAAGTTGTAACATGGCACTAGGAAATGCTAAAGACAATTCTGAAATCTTAAGAAAACTAGCTGATTACTTGGATGAATTTTATGACCCCAGAACTTGAGAAATACTACACCGACCGTTTTTCCATGATGTCTATGGACGGTTGGAAAGAATTGACTATTGATATTGACAATATGATAGAGTCACTCAATAATATAAGCGTTATTCCTGATGAAAAGACCTTAATGTTTAAAAAAGGGGAACTTTCCATCTTGACTTGGCTAAAAACCTTGAAAGAGGTCAGCGAACAAGCGTATGAGGAATTGAATGAAAAGAATGTTTGATTTTGCCTGTGCAAACGGGCATAAAACTGAAAGACTTGTTAATTATGAGTTAACGAGTTTTCGATGTGAGTGCGGAGAAACAGCCAACCGTACTCTGTCTGCTCCAAACTTCAAACTAGAAGGGTGGTCTGGTTCTTTCCCATCAGAACATGGGAAGTTCGAGAAAAAACACCTAGATCAGTTGAAGTGGGAGCAAAAGCACAACTCATAAACAGAAATGTCGAGTTGAATGTCCTAGAACCGATAACGGCAGGAAAAGGTAAAAATATGTTGATTGACAATGATGATGAGTCGCTAAGTGAGTTAGATGCAGTCGAGCAAAAGAAGCAACTACCTGAAGTAGCACCACTGACTGAGATGCCTGAGAAATACAGGCAGAAATCTCTAGAAGAAGTGGTCAAAATGCACCAAGAAGCTGAAAAGCTGATTGGAAAGCAAGCGCAGGAAGTTGGGGAAGTGCGAAAGCTGGCAGATGAACTTATAAAGCAAAACCTCTCCTCAAAACAGCAACCTATTGAGAAAGAGCCTGAAGTAGATTTTTTCGAGAATCCACAAGAGGCAGTTCGCAGGACTGTTGACAACCATCCCGATGTACTTGCCGCTAGACAAGCTGGTCAAGATTTCAAAAAGATGCAGATTCAACAAAAGCTGGCGCAAGAACATCCTGATTTCGGTCAGATTGCTCAAGATGCAGACTTTGTGAATTGGGTGAAATCTTCACCTATTCGCCTTGGTTTGTATGCAAAAGCTGATGGTGAATATGATTACGACAGTGCAAACGAATTGTTGAGTACCTATAAACAGTTGCGTGGCGTTAAGACAAGACAGACTAATGAAGCAGGGGAAACTCAGCGCAAGTCTAGCCTTAAAGCAGCGGGTGTTGATGTAGGTGGAAGTGGGGAGTCTGGAAAAAGAGTCTATCGAAGGGCTGATCTAATTCGGCTGAAGATGACTGACCCAGACCGTTATGAAGCGTTGAGCGGAGAAATCATGCAAGCGTATCAAGACGGACGGGTTAGATAATTTAACTTATCGTTTTTTGGAGATTTAACATGGCAACATCATTTTCCCCCAGTAATTCAGTTACTGTTACCACAGCAAATACATTCATCCCTGAAATTTGGTCAGATGAAATCGTAGCTGCCTACAAGAAAAACTTGGTTCTTGCTAACCTCGTTATGAAGATGAACTTTAAAGGTAAGAAGGGTGATGTAGTTCACATCCCTGCACCTACCCGTGGTTCTGCTTCTGCTAAAGCCGCTGAAACAGCAGTCACTTTGATTGCTGCTACAGAGTCTGAAGTTCAAGTGTCAATCAACAAGCATTATGAATATTCACGTTTGATTGAGGATATTGTCGAAGCCCAAGCCTTGAACAGCTTGCGTAACTTCTATACCTCTGACGCTGGTTATGCTCTGGCTAAACAAGTCGATACTGACTTGGTTCAGTTGGGTCGTTCAACCAATGGCGGTGCTGGTACAAATGCTTACGCAACTGGTGCGTTTATTGGTGGTGACGGTACTACTGCTTATGTTGCTGCAAGCAACAATGAGTCAGCATTGACCGATGCCGCTATTCGCCGCACTATTCAGCGTCTTGATGACACTGATACCCCAATGGATCAGCGTTTCTTCTTGATTCCTCCATCAAGCCGTAACACATTGATGGGTTTGGCTCGTTACACTGAACAAGCCTTTGTTGGTGGTACTAACAGTACTATTCGCACTGGTGAAATTGGCAACCTGTACGGCATCCCTGTGTTTGTCTCAAGCAACACTGATACTGCATCAGGTTCTGCTGGCGCACGAGTTTGTTTAATGGGTCACCGTGATTCAATGGTGCTGGTTGAGCAAGTTGCTTTGCGTTCACAAGTACAGTACAAGCAAGAGTATCTTGCTAATCTGTTCACATCTGACACTCTGTATGGCGTTCAGATTCTTCGTAATGCGGCAAGCACTGGTGCGGCTAAGTCTGCATCTATGTTCGCTTTGTTGGTTCCTGCCTAATTGCAGTTGCGCCCCCTGCCCTAGTGGTGGGGGGACTTTTTTAAACCTAATTAGGAGAAATCAAAATGGCAACAGCAAGTGCAGTTGTAACACGCAGAGGTAATGACAGTTTTCGGGGTTTGTTCTCCGATACTTGGTCAGTTGTTTGTACCTTAAATGCTGGTTCATTAGTTGATGGTGCTGGTGAAACAGATGATGTAACAGTTCCTGGTGTCGCTTTGGGTGACATGGTTCTTGGTACATCTTTGGCTGTGGATTTGGTTGGTTTAACAGTTACTGGTTATGTCAGTGCTGCCAATACCGTCAAGTTCCGCATCCAAAACGAATCAGGTTCAACAGTGGACTTGGCATCAGCCACTATGGATATAGTTATTGTCCGTATGGTGTAAAGATAGGGGGGGGCTAGTCCCCCCTTTCTCATTTAAAGGGTTTTATGGCTACTTTTCGCTGTCTTCAATCAGGTAACACTGTAACTTTTACATATCAGCATGATATTGATTCTATGAAGGGTCATCAGGGATATGTGAGGATAGACGAGGCAGAAGTAACCACAGAATCTGTAGAATCAGAGACTAGAACAGATACCGCATTTGCGCCTGTGATTCCAACATTTAAGCGTATGGGAAGACCCCGAAAGGTAGCAAATGTCTGAGATAGATGCTCGTGATTTTGGTCGGTTAGAGGCTCAAGTTGAGACTTTGCATGGTCAGGTAACTCAATTGAGTACTGATGTAAAAGCCTTACTTGAACTTGCCAACAAAGGCAAAGGTGGATTTTGGGTGGGTATGACTATCGCTTCATTCATGGGCGGCATCATTACCTTTATTGCTGATCGTGTCTGGAAATAAGGAGAATGCTATGCCTATGGTTGGAAAAAAGAAGTTTCCCTACTCTGAAAAAGGCGAGAAAGAAGCCAAAGAGTATGGCAAGAAAAAGGGCGTTCCTGTGACCATTATGGTTGCGGTTGGTAAGCCAAAGATGCCAATGCCTATGCGTGGTGGTCGTACCGCTACTAACATGATGAAGAAATCCTCAAGAGGTAAATAATGTCATCCTTAACTACTCCCGCCACTCTATTGAGTGCTGTTACAGCATCAGGTGCATCTCGATCTGTGCAAGCAGATGCTGGTCAACCCGCATTCTTGCAAGTTAGTGGTATTACTACTGCAACTGTTGCATTCCAAGGTAGCTTGGATGGAACAACCTTTGCCACAATTGGCACTGCTTTGACTGCTGATGGCATTGTCACTATAGCCAATGCTCCCAAGTATTTGAGAGCAAATTGCACTGCTTACACCTCTGGAACTATCACGGCAAAAGTGTTGTACTAAGGAAAAGCCATGAAACAAGGACTTTACGCCAACATTAACGCAAAACAGGCTCGTATCAAGGCAGGGTCTGGTGAGAAGATGAACAAGGTGGGGTCTAAAGACGCACCTACTGCTGCTGACTTCAAACAAGCAGCAAAGACTGCAAAGAAGCCTAAAAAGGTAAAGTAGATGAAAACACCCACTTGGCAAACAAAAGCTGGTCAAAATCCAAAAGGCGGCTTGAATGCCAAGGGCAGAGCATCTTATAATGCAGAAACTGGTGGCAACTTGAAAGCACCAGTAAAGTCAGGGGATAACCCTCGCAGGGCAAGTTTCTTGGCTCGTATGGCTGGTAACAGCGGTGCAGAGTACAAGGATGGTGAACCAACAAGACTGCTTCTTTCGCTTAAGGCATGGGGTGCTAACTCTAAGGCTGACGCAAAGGCAAAAGCTCAAGCTATATCCGCAAGGAACAAGGCAAAAGCAAAATGAGAGCATTATCAGTTGGTGTTAGTCCTACAGCGGCAGTAGACACAACAGTCTATACCTGTCCTACTGGCTATTACTCTAAATTTACTGTAATGTATATACACAATACAGGTGGTTCTACCAAGCATATAACTGTTCAATGGTTTGACGCAAGTACTAATACAACCCTTGATATATTGACTCAATACGATTTCACATCAAAAAACTATTTGCAGTTTGATGGCAATGCCTACATTGTTTTTGAAGAAGGCGATAAGTTAAAAATAACTACTCAATCTGCAAGCTCATTTAGTTTTATAGCCACATTTGAAGAAGAAGGGTTGACAAGAGCATGACCTACCTTGAACTTGTAAACGATGTACTCGTAAGGTTGCGTGAAGCAACAGTTTCAACTGTTTCCGAAACAACTTATTCTTCCTTAATTGGAAAGTTTGTCAATGATGCAAAGCGTCAGATTGAAGATGCTTTTTCGTGGAATGTATTAGGTCAAACAATCACAGTCACTACTGCGGCATCTACACCAGCTTATTCTTTGACGGGTGCTGGTCAGAAGTTTCAAGTAATGGATGTAATCAACACCACAAGCAATGTTGGCCTTATAAACATCAGCTTTGTGGACATGAACCGCAAGCTGAACTTTACACCACTAGTTAATTCAATCCCTACTGAATTTGCTTTTGATGGGGTTGATGGGAGCTACGACACCAAGGTAAATCTTTATCCAATCCCTGATGGTGCATACACAATTAAGTTTGCTTTGACAGTGCCACAGGCTACGTTGACATCAGATGCAACTGTTGTTTCTGTTGCTGATACTCTAGTGTCTCAGAATGCTTATGCTCGTGCATTGGTAGAACGTGGTGAAGATGGCGGCCTATCTTCATCTGAGGCTTATTTGCTTTACAAAGCTATGTTGGCTGATTACATTGCATTGGAAGGCACTCGCTATCCTGAAAATCAAGAGTTTGTGGCAACATGAGTCAAGTACTACAGACTTATTCTTTAACAGCCCCTGGCTTTCAGGGGTTGAATACCCAAGAATCGCCTCTTGATTTGTCTCTTGGATTTGCCTTAGTTGCTCAAAATGCAATCATTGACCAGTATGGTCGTATTGGTTCACGTAAAGGATACTCTAAGGTAAATTCTTCTAGTGGTGCTTTAGGTGCAAATGATGTAACTGTCATCCATGAATTAGTGCAAGCAGATGGAACTTTGACTGTTTTATTTACTGGAAATTTAAAGTTATTCAAACTTGATGGCACTAATGCTGTGGTTGAATTGACCTATGGGGGTGGTGGTACAACACCAACTATTACTGCTAACAATTGGCAATGTGCTTCACTTAATAGCATTACATATTTCTTTCAATCAGGTCATGATCCACTAATATTTGATCCTACTGTCTCAACTACAACATATCGCAGGGTATCTGAAAAGACAGGTTACGTAGCTACAGTCCCATCAGCAAATATTGTTATATCTGCTTTTGGTAGATTGTGGGCGGCAAACACTACATCCAACAATGCAACAGTCTTTTTCTCTGACTTGATTGCTGGTCATGTTTGGTCAACAGGTACATCAGGTTCTTTGAATGTAGACCGTGTGTGGGTCAATGGTGCTGATGAGATTACGGGACTTGCTGCACACAATGGCTTTCTGTTCATCTTTGGTAAGCGTCAGATTCTGATTTATCAAAATGCCACTACACCAGCTTCAATGCAATTGAGTGACACTGTTGAGGGCATTGGTTGTATTGCTAGGGATAGCATTCAGACTACTAGCACTGATGTGTTGTTCTTGTCCAACTCTGGTGTTCGATCTTTGATGAGAACGATTCAAGAGAAGTCTTCTCCTGAACGTGATTTATCTAAGAATGTGCGTAATGATTTGATGAGTGCTGTTTCTGCTGAAACTGCATCAAATATTAAAGCTATATATTCTGAAACAAATGCACTTTACTTGTTAAATCTTCCAGTATCAAAATATGTTTACGCATTTGATACAAAAGGAATCATGCAAGATGGTTCTTCTAGGTCAACGATTTGGGACAGTATTGAGCCAACATCTTTTTGTGCAAGACGTAATGGTGATTTGTTGCTTGGTAAAAATGGGTATGTTGGAAAATACGGCACATACTTGGACGATGCAACGTCATATAGGTTGTCATACTATACAAATAATTCTGATCTTGGTGATATAAATGTCACCTCTATTTTGAAGAAGATAAAGGTTATTGTTGTTGGCGGTTCTAATCAATTGGTAACATTAAAGTGGGGATATGATTTCACAGGAAGTTATTACTCTGCACAAGTAAATATACCTAGTCAAACAACAGCCGAATATGGTACTGCTGAATATGGTGCAAATGCCACAGTAGTAGCATATTACACATCTGGAGTTGCATTAACAACAATAGAAACAAATGCAAGCAGCAAGGGGAAAATTGTTCAAATAGGGGTTGAGATGGATATAAACAACAGTCAATTATCCATTCAAAAGATTGAACTTCAAGCCAAAAATGGCAAGATTGCATAAGGGAAAAAATGTCAAACTATACACAAACAACAAATTTTGCAACCAAGGATGCACTTGCATCTGGTAATCCTTTAAAAGTTGTTAAGGGAACTGAGATTAATGTTGAGTTTGCAAATATTGCAACTGCTGTAGCAACTAAAGCAGATTCGGCTAGTCCTACCTTTACTGGTACGGTGACAATTCCTACATTGGATGTTACTGGTACATCAACACTAACAGGTGTAGCAACATTAATTTCCCAACCAATCCTTTCTAGCTTGACAGCTTCTAAGCCTGTATTTACAAACGCATCTAAAGGTTTGGTGAGTACAGGCACTTTAGGGGCTGATCAAGGCGGTACAGGGGTTGCAAACAATGCGGCAATGACTGTCACAGGTTCTGGAAACTTTGCTTACACTCGAACTTTGACAGGGGTAACAAACGTCACGCTACCTACAACTGGAACTTTGGCTACGCTTGCAGGAACAGAGACTTTTACCAACAAAACATTGACAACACCGAATATTGATTCAGCCTCAGTTCCTACTGTATTAGGTACTGCACCACTTTATTTTGCAAGGGCATGGGTTAACTTCAACGGCACTGGTACTCCAGCTATTCGTGGCAGCGGTAACGTGTCTAGTCTTACTGATAACGGTGTTGGCGATTACACAGTTAACTTTACAACTGCGATGAGTGATATTAATTATTCTGTAAATACAACTTGCTCATCCAATGGATCAAATAATTTCATCGGAACAACAGTATTTACAAATGCTTCAACTGGGGCAAATGTTGCGCCAACAACTTCTGCTGCCAGAATAAATGCTGGTGTTTATGGGGTTGGAACTTTTGATCCGGTTTATATTAATGTTTCAGTTTTTAGATAAGGACAACCATGAAAAGAATCATTTATCCAACAGATGACGGCGGTGTGGCTATTGTTATTCCTGCCGATGAGTGCGGTTTAACCATTGAAGAAATTGCCGCCAAGGATGTTCCTGCTGGCAAACCATTCAAGATCGTTGATGTTGCTGACATTCCAACAGACCGCACATTCCGCAACGCATGGGAGTACACATGAGCATTACCATCAACATCACTAAAGCAAAGAACATAGCGCATGATGCTAGACGTACTGCTCGATCTGCTGAGTTTGCGCCTTTGGACATCAAGGCAACCATTCCCTCTGAAGCAGTAGCTGCTGAAGCGGCAAGGCAGGTTGTGCGTGACAAGTACGCCACCATGCAGACAGCCATTGATGCAGCAACAACAACAGATCAACTTAAAGCAGCAATGCCATGATTACAAACAAGAATAGACGGCATGAAGATTCCAGTAATCTACAACAATGATTACATTGTCTTCTTGGAAAATGATTGTGGGTTCACCTTTATTCATTGTGATTGCGTAAGGTGGACAAAGGAAGTAAAGAAAGAATTTTTGAGTGATTTGAAAAAGTTGTTTGAAATACATAGAAATGATGTTTATGCAATACATGAGATTGATGATGTAAAGCATAAGAAATTTCTAGGTATTGTTGGATTTGAGTATCTGAAAGATTTTGTTGGGTCAGATGCAAAATTAAGGCAAATATTTATTAGGAGAACGTAATGGGAGTAGAAGCAGCATTAGTATTGGGAGGTGCATCACTATTAGGTGGCGCAATGGCGGGGAGTTCTGCAAGAGAAGCAGCAGGAACTTCTGCCCAAGCACAACTTGAAGCGGCACGAATTGCAGCGGATGCGGCAAAGTTTCGTCCTGTTGGCATAACTACCAGATACGGTACATCTAACTTTCAGACTGATGGACAAGGTAATGTTATTGGTGCTGGTTACGATGTCAGTCCTGAGTTAAAGGCTTACCAAGACCGTCTACAAGGCTTAACTGAAAGAGGATTGACTCAAGCTGAGATAGCACAGAAACAGTATTTGCCATTGTCTACATCTGCTGAAAGTTTGTTTGGATTGGGTGAGTTATATCTGCAACAGACTCCTGAGCAAACAGCACAAAAATACATGGAGAGTCAATACAACTTGCTTGCTCCTAGTCGTGAGCGTCAACTTGCTCAATTGCAAAACCAGTTATATCAGCAAGGCAGAAGTGGTTTGTCTGTTGGCGGTACTGGATTGCGTCCGGGTGGTGGAGAAGGTTTGAGAGCAACATCTCCTGAAATGGAGGCATATTACAACGCATTAGCTCAACAAGATTTACAAATTGCAAGTCAAGCGGATCAAGCTGGACAACAAAGAACAGCATTTGGTGCTGGATTGTTTGGTAGTGGCTCTCAATTGTTAGGTCAGTATCAATCTGGTCAAGTAGGTGCATTGAACCCGTTTACAACGTATTTGGGTGCTGGTTCTACTCTTGAGCAACTTGGACAACAGCCTTTGGAGATGGGTTCTGCTTTAGGTGGTCGATCCGCTGCCGCTGGTGCTAATGTTGGTCAATCATTGCTTACTGGTGGAATAAGTGCAGCTAGAGCGCAACAAGCAGGTGCATACAACCCATTTGCTACTGCTCTAAGTGGTCTTTCAAACAATCAGAGCTTTCAACAAGGTTTAGAAAAATACTTTGCTCCATCGCCTTTTGCAACAAGTGCGTTTTCAGATTCCTATCAAGCGTCTATTCCTGTAAACAATCAATCTTCTGGATACTATTAAGGAAAAGTCATGCCATTTAATATAACAAATTTAAATAGAGTTGTCCCTCTTACAGAGGCAGATGGAAATCCTGATCCTGTAATTAGGGATCGAGTTTATCCTGATTTACCAGTATTAGTAAATCCTAATTTGCTTCCCGAAGAAAGTTTGTTGCAATCAGACCCAAGATTTTTGGCAATGTTGCAAGCTAATGATGCTCAAATAGCTGCTGGCGGTATTCCACAAACGCAACTACAAACTTTGTCAGGGGGAATGTTTACTCCTGAGCCTAATTTCACTTCTGGTCAACAACCACAACAACAATCAGTTGTCGCAGGAATGTTTCCTGAAGTAGAAGCCATGCAACGTGCTTTGTACCAACAAAAGCAAAATGAAGCAATGCAAGCACAGGCAATGCAATTTGCACGGCTATCTCCCATGCAACAGGCGCAATACAGCCTGTATATGGGGGGTCAACAGTTGGGTGGTGCTATTGGCAGTGCTTTGGGTGGTAAAGACCCACAGTTGCAAATGATTGGTTTGCAATCAAGAATATTGAGTGAATTAGACCCTAGTGACCCTGATCAAAACATAAGAATTGCTAAAAAATACGGACAAGCCGCACCTGAATTAGCAATGAACATTTATCAAAATGCCCTTAGTTCAAAGGTAAAGATTGCACAAGCAAACAAAGAGCGTCAAGCTGCAATAGGTGTACCTTTGCAAATCTCTAACCGCATCAATGAACTCAATCAGAAGATGCGTATGTTGCCGCCTGATAGCGTTGAGTATCAAGATGCAGAAGAAGAAAAAGCTCGACTAATGAAGCCTGAAAAGCCAGAGCCAAGGCCGTCTGTTGGTAGTGATACAGAAAGACTTTCCTTAAAAGAATTCAACAAGAATTATTATGATCTAAATCAAAAAGAACGTGCTGTTGTCAGTAAGTTGGTTGAAGAAGATGCAATTAAGAAAGCCCCCAAGTTTCAGGTTGATTTGAAAGACCCAACTGCTGTTGCTAAAGCAAATCTTGATGTTATGACCAAGTGGGAGGGCTTCTTAAAACAAGGTGGTGATGTTGAGGTTGCAAGTCGATTCAAAGCATTGCAATCTTCTGTTTCATTAGCTCAAGGTGGAAACCCAACTGCTGATGGCGCAACAATCTTTAACATTGGTAAGATTTATGACCCATCAGGTGCTGTTCAAGAGGGTGATAAAAACACCATTCTTGGCAACCCGTCAATTCCTCGAAAGATTCAAGGCTATGCACAACGAGTATTTGAGGGTGGTAGTCTTACTCCTGAACAACGTATTGAAATACTAAAAATTGGTACTCAAATTATCAAGGGTCGTGAAGAACAATTACAAATATACCGTAAACAATATATCAAGAAAAACAAAACATTTGGTGGTGATGATGAAGACATTTTAAACCCGTATGCGGGTTTGATTAAGATTGATTCAAGTGGTGCTGTTGAGCAAATACCAACACAAAAATCAGGTAAATCCGCAAAAAGCTGGAATGACCTCAATTAAAGGATTGTCATGGATATTGAACTGCCAAACGGCGTAGTTATTAAGGATGTTCCAGAAGGAACAACTAAGGCTCAAATCATGGAAAAGGCCATTCGTAACGGTTTGGCTAAGCCTGAAGATTTTGCAGTTTCTCAACCACAACCACAACCACAGACACAGCCTTATAGAGAACCTACTTTTGGTGAAAAGTTGATTGGTGCTGGTGAGACAGGATTGACTCTCTTAACTGGCGGCACTACTGGTCTTGCTGGTACTGTTGGCGGGGCTATAACTGGTGCTTATGAGGAAGTTAAATCTGGTCAGTTTGGTACTCCTGAAGCGGCTAGAAGAATTGAGCAGAGAGCCGCATTAGGTGGTCAGCAATACACTTACGCCCCAAGGACTCAAGCTGGACAAGAACAGGTTGAAATGCTTGGTAGAGTAGGGGCTGAGTTGATTCCAATTGCGCCAGTATTGCCATCAGGTTTGTTTTCTCAAGGTACAAAACAAGCCATTGTTGCACCTGTCCAGCGTGGAGTTTCTACTGTTCGTAGTGCTTTCCAAGATGCCCCATCAGCACAAGCTATGCGTCAAAGCGGTGGTGCTGCTGCTACTGCAATGCCATTAGTTCGTGAAACTACTTCTGCTAATTTGCCTGTACCAGTGACTTTAACCAAAGGTGCTTCAACCAGAGAGGCTCAACAACTTGCATTTGAAAAAGAACAAATGAAAGGTCAACAAGGCGCACCTTTGAGGGAAAGAGCAGAGCAAAATAATTTAGAAGTTTTGCAAAACTTTGATGCCTTAATGGAAATGACAGGTGCTCAAGCGGCTCAAACTGGATTTGCCGGCACAGGAAACAAGGTTATTGATGCCTTATCTCAAGGTTGGCAAGGCGCAAAAGCAAAGACAAATGCAGCATATACAAAGGCTGAAAATGCTGGTCAACTTCAAGCACCAGTGAAACTTGATTCATTGGCTGACTACATCAATCAAAATATGCCAGAGTCATCAGTTGCGCCTATTATCAATGTTGCAAAAAATAAAGGCATTCAACTTGGAGTATTTGAGCAACTTGATGATGGAACAATCAGAGCCTTGCCAGCAGATTTAAAAAATACTGAGTTATTGCGTCAAAGCATTGGCAAAACAATTGGCATAGAACCAACAAATAAAAAGTTTGGTAGTGAACTCAAACAAGTAATTGACGCATCTACTGATGGTGTTGGCGGTGATTTGTACAAACAAGCTAGAGCATTGCGTGAGCAACAGGCTCGTAAGTTTGAAGGTCGTGCCATTGTTGCAAATTTACTTACCAAGGTAAAAGGCAAGGATGATCCCAAAATTGAGGCTAGTGAAGTATTCCAAAAATCAATTTTGAATGGTAGTCCAGAGGAGATTACGTTCTTAAAGCGTGTTCTTTACACTAGCGGAAAAGATGGTCAGTCTGCATGGAAAGAGGTTCAAGGATCAACCATCAATCACATTCAAGAAGTTGCAACAAGTGGCGTTGGAACTGACTCAATGGGTAGAAAGATTGTTTCGCCAGCAAAACTTAATGAGGCAATCACAGCTTTAGACAAAAATGGTCGTTTAGATATTGTGCTTGGCAAGGATAAGGCTCAAACCATTCGTGATCTGAATGAAGTCTTGCAGTATGTTCAAACAGTACCGCCAGGAACTTTGGTGAATACATCTGGTACTGCTGGAACTATTCTATTGGCAATAACTGAGGTTGGTGGTGGTCTTGCATTCACAGGATTACCAATTCCTGTTTTAGCTGGAATTCGTTATGCAAATCAATTTGTAAAAGACCGCAAACTGAAAGCACGAATTGAAGATGCCTTGAAAAAAGGAGACTGAAATTGATCCAATCACGTTATGCCTCATGGCGGCTGGTCTGGTCAAACAGATTCAAGCTGGTTGCGAACTCTACAAACAAGCTAAAGAATCTTTTGTTGAGATTAAAGCCACTGCTGATGAAGTCGTTGGGATATATAAGGAAGTTACTGGATTTTGGGGTAACTTCCTTAAACTCTTTGGTGCTAAACCTAAGCCTCAAGCTGCAAAGCCTGTGGCTAAGGCTAAGAAGTCTGTTTATGCACCTGTTGATGAGACTCAGGTCAAAGTTGGTATCGTCCAAAGTCTGACAGAGTTTTTCAAGATTCAAGAACAATTAGAAGCGCACATAAGGGAAGAAGAAGAAAAGTCAAAGAACGTCTACGACCCTGACCAGAACTACATGGAAGCCGCACTCAAGAGAGTGATGGCACAGCAGCAGATGGCTGAGTTGGTGGTGCAGATCAGGGAATGTATGGTGTATCAGAGTCCTCCTGAGATGGGCGCACTGTACTCAGAGGTATTTGCAATGAGGGAAACAATACAAGAGGAGCAAACTCAGGCAAGGCTAAAGCAAGAAGCAGTAAAACGGCGGGAATTATGGCAACGCAAACAGGAAGAAAGAAACTTCCAGCTAAAACTAGCGTACCTAGCAGCGACTACTATATTCCTCCTCTACCTGTGGGCGTGGTTACTGTTCGTAAGTCAGTGGAGGAAGACATAGTGGGATGGATTGCTGCTTGCTTGCTGATTGCCTTGTTGTTGCCTGTAATGGGGTTTCTTTATCTTGACATCTTAGAGGCTAAGAATGAGGTCAAGTCTGAGGTGGAGAAGGTAGAGAAAATGCGGCAAAAGATTGAGCAAAAAGAAAGGGAGAAAAGCAAATGAGAATATTATTTTTGATGGCATTGGTACTGTTGACGGGCTGTGAAGACCGATTTCGCTATAGTTGCCAAGACCCTCAGAATTGGCAAAATGCTGAATGTAAGCCCCCAATTTGTACCGCTACAGGTACTTGTCCAGAGCAACTCGTTAAACCCGAACAGGAGAAAAAGTAATGCCAACAATCGTGATGAACAAAAATAGTCGTATGACTGCTGACGATATTGAAGCTAGGGTATGGGCGTTTGTGATTGTTTGCTTGATGCTGATTCTTTTCGGCTCGGTAGCCATGTTTCTCTATGCTTTGACATACGTCACTCAGCCTATGGCTGGTATGGCTCCCATTGACAAGGTGTACACACAACAGATTTCCACCATCATGGTGTTTATCACTGGTGTTCTTGGTGGTGTTGCTGGCAGGTCTGGTGTTAAAGCAATAGCAACTGCTACAGCAAAGGCAGAGGCTGTTGACAATGATGAACCCCCAAAGCCATGAGCCTGTTTAACCCTTGGGTACTTTTAGGCATCTTTTTGGCGGTAGCGAGTTCATTTGGCACTGGTTATCTCAAGGGAACAAATGACGAGAATGATCGTCAAAAACTTGAGATTGCTGCGCTTAATGAGGACGCAAGGCAAAAGGAGCAAGTCCTTATTACTGCTGTTCAGAACCAATCTTTAAAACTCCAAAAGGCAAATCAAAATGCTAAACTTTTACAGCAAAAGCGCAATAGTGATATTGACAGTGGTGCTTTGCGGTTGCGGGTCGCTGTCAAAGCCTCAGAGTGCGCCGTACAAGCCTCCTCAGATGCCCCCGTTACCAGCGGAGATAACTCAGGAAGTGCATCAGCCGAACTTGACGGAGAGACTTCTAAAGCTCTTATCGCCATCACAGACGAAGGAGATGCCGCCATCAGAAAACTCGCAACCTGTGTCTCCCTCTACAACGAAGCCCTCCAAACCTTGAAAGTCAAACCATGAACTTATCTGCCAACTTCACCCTGAAAGAACTGACAAAGTCCGACACTGCCACTCGTTTGGGTCTGGACAACACGCCTGATGAAGCAACCATTGAGAACCTCAAAGCATTGTGTGAGAACGTCCTACAGCCTGTTAGAGAGCATTTCGGCAAGTCTGTTACCGTGAACTCAGCCTATCGTAGTCCTGAAAGTAATGCTGCTGTGAATGGATCGAAGTCCTCAGACCATTGCAAGGGCATGGCGGCAGATATTGAGATTGCTGGCGTTGCCAACGCTGACCTCGCACAGTGGATCATGGACAACTTGGACTACACACAGTTGATCTTAGAGTTTTACACACAAGGCGTACCTGATAGTGGATGGGTTCATGTGTCGTATGACCCCAACAACCTGAAGAATCAAGAGTTGACTGCTGTCAAGGTTGCAGGGAAGACTCAGTATTTGAATGGACTACAGGCTTAATCTGAGTCTTGCAAAAGTGTTTGTGGATCAGGTGTTCATGCAAGATCACCTGTCCACACTTCTGGCATAACCAAGCAACTCCCTCATCCACTTGATGCTGGCGGTCACCTCTTAGACCCCGTTGCTTACCGTAAAACGTGCGGATTTTTACAATCAAGAATTTTTATCCTTGAGTTTGGCTTCAATGGCTTTGGCAAAAATATGGTGAGGTTGCTTCTCTTTCCACAAGGTTTTGTTCCAGCAAGCATCAATCTGCTCATCCGTCAGCCCTACCCATGTGCGCTGTGCTGCGGGTGGGGTGTTCTTGCATTTCTTACCAAGTTGGCAGCGCACATTCCAACAACCTTGAGGGTCTTTATCGCACACAGGCTCTTGCTCTTGTGCCAAGGCTTCTTTGTGAAATTCGTTGCTCCCACATCCTGAACACGCAAGATAGTCAAGGTCAGCTTTACAGAGTGCTAATGTAAATTCCTGCGCTCCGCATTCGTTGCAAGTCCATGCCCAATTAGGCTCTTGCTCTGGCTGTGCCAAGGCTTTTTCAAGAATAGCAAGGGCATCTGTATGCGCTGTTGCTCGAACACCAAAACCACCTGCAAACGCATAAGTGTTGCATTGTTTTAGCGCATCAAACACCAGCTTTAATTCTTCTTGTGTCATGATTCAATTCCAAAATGTTCTTTCAACTGACCGCCATCTGCATAAGAAACAACTTCGCCGCTATCTGGAGAAATATCAAATTTGGAATCAATAAAGTCTGCACATTCCAGAACACACGCTTTACGTTCCTTGGCGGCTACAAGTTTGGCAAAGATTTCTGCGGCTTGAATTGCGGCTGAGTTTTCCATCATGAATCCAGCCTGTCTTGCCATCTCAATAATTTCATCTTGTGTCATTTTTTCATGTTCCTTACAAAAACTGCAAAACTGTCTGTTGTATCTGGTGGGAATGCCGACTTAAACTTTGTCTGAATCTCTGTTGCCACTTCCTCAATCACAATATTGCGATACGGGTTTAGCTCAACATCAACTAGTTTGAGTTCCTCAATTTGTCGTTTTCGATTCAATGATTCGGACATTGTTTCCCCCAAGTTCTTGAATTCTTTTGCTAAGACGCATGATGCGTTGCTTGTTGTAGTCCACAATGGCTTGCGAATACTCTACTGAAGTCTCTGCTTGCAGCTTGGCAAGTTGTGCCTCAGTCAGTTCCTTTTCCACCATCTCGACAGGTGTCTTTGCCCTGAGTAAATCCTTGACGTACTGAATCGTTAGTTGCCGCCAGTTCATGCCTTTTTCCTTTTTGTAGTTTCTTTAAATCTTCCGGCCTTGCGAAAGATGGTCAGCATAGACTTATATAAGACATTGAATCTGTTGGCAATCTCTAGCTTGGTGAACCCCTGTTCATACAAGCTAAACGCTCTACGCTCGTCAATGATGGGTAGCTTCCTGCCTGACCCTACTCTTGCACCGCCTTTCATTTGCGTCCCCTATGAGTAAATAGCAATCCTCTTTTGATCTTTGAGTTGGCGCAACTGTAAGTTTTTGCCCCTACATCTCTGACCCACTTCTTGCAATCTGGACAAATCACTCTTGTTTGCTTTCTCTTAGAAGCCAGAAAACAAATGCTACGCAAACTGCTATTCCCAAGGCGAATGCTAATGTCGCTATTAGCACGAAATTTATTATTGTTTCCAACATGAGTTTTCTCCCTTGAATCAAAGTAAAAGAGTGCGCCAGCACAAAGCAAAGCCAAGATGACTTTGTTCAAGTGGCTCATTTGGCTGCTACAGCAATCAGTTCTAGCTCAGCGTCCTTGAGTTGGCCTTTTAGAATCTCGACTTCCTGCTCAAGTCTCAAAATCTTATTCTCTAGCCTTTTGCGGCTCATAGTTTCTGCATGAATCCAACCCAACAAGGATGCCTCATCAGCTACCTTTTCAATCAGTTGGATGATGTCGTTACGGGTCATGAAACCACCAAGAATGTTTCTGGGGGGTGCAATCTTGGTAACCAGTTCTTTTAATTCTTTATGCAGACTCATGCTGTCTCTCCTTGTGGTTGTGTATTCCATGCTTGCACTAACAGGGTTGCGTTATAGGGAATAGGTGTCACGGTGGACAGGAACAAGCCCTTACCATGCGTTTTACGCCCCCAATCGTCTGTTGCCTTGACGTTCTTCAAGTCACCCTTTTTGACGGCGTTATAGACGCTGTGAGGCTTAAATTCAGCCTCTTCTAACTCTTCCATTGAACGAGGTTCTTGGCAGAAGTCTTGTAATGGTGTCATTTCACTAACTCCTTTGCAATCTCAATCAGGAAAGGCACAGCCAGAATCAAGCCGATTATTGTGGCCTGAAAGGTTTCTTTAAGCGTCATCATCATTCTCCTCATCACAGAGTTCACAGGTTGGGTGGTTGGGGTCACGGCAATCGGGGTGGTTGAGCAACTGGTTGTTGTAGCGTCTGAGGTACATGGCTTCAAGCCGTATCTCGTTTGCTTCTGATTCTTCAATTGGGTACATGGTTGTCCTTAAAGATGGGGCTTGCGCCCCTTGTTGTTAATTTAAAACCAGCAAGCTGTTTCGCTTGCAGTCATTTTGTCTTGGTAATGATTCCAACCATCAATCCAATCTTTAGATTTAGATTTGTCGCAAGACTCGCACAATGATGCTACATCAAAGCCAGCGCGAAATTCTTTGCTTGTAAAGTATTTGTTCATGTTGTGCTTTCTATGTATAGGGGCTTGCGCCCCCTTGGGTTGGTTAGGCGGCTGCTAACTGATCTTGTACAAATTGCAAAATAGTTTGACCTTGTGGGGTTGAGGTAACTGGTCGATATGTACGACCTTGATGCACAACACACCATTCGTTATTACGTTCTGTAACACTCCATGTATCTGTATCACTTGATACAACATATTCTGTTCTCAATACATTGTTTGAATGCTTGGCAATATGTAGGTTAGTGAATCTATCTGCTTTCATTTTGTTCCCCTGTTGCGTTGTTGATGTAGTGAATCATATACCGATTAACTACCTTGTCAACTACCCTGTAACTAATCCCCCACAATTAACTCAACTATTAAATCACAAAGGGCTTGACCAATGGATTAAAAGTCTTTAGACTCCTCCCCACTATGACAACACAAACTATGCAAACCATTGAAAACATTAAGGAAAAGGCTGAAGTGGCTGGCTACACCATCACCGATGTTGCTCGTCATGCTGGCTTTCACCCTGCTCAAGTCTCCCGATACGCCACAGGTAAAACCATACCACTTGTCACCACCATCAGGCGGTTAGATGAGTCGGTGAATTCCCTGATTCAGGCTCGTTTTAAGGCCATCAGAGGGCTTCTCAATGACTAGGCGCACCATTGGTATTGACTGCGGTCTAAACGGTGCTATTGCCCTTGTGGTCGATGGTGAACTGGTAAGGGTTGAGGATATGCCCACAGTGACATTGACTCGCAACGGTAAGAATAAGCGTCAGGTATCAGTGCCTGAACTCGTTGACATCATCAAGGACTTTGACCCTACTGAGGCTTATGTAGAAAAGGTCTTTGCTATGAGTGGGCAAGGCGTTACCAGTGTCTTTAGTCTAGCCCGCAGCCTTGGGGTCGTTGAGGGATCACTCACAGCCTTACGCATCAAGACCACTTTGATGACCCCGCAGACTTGGATCAAAGCTATGGGAGTTGTAGGCGGTAAGGACGGGTCTAGAGCCAGAGCAATGGAGTTGTTCCCTCGTGATTTAGTTCTGTTTAAAAGAGTCAAGGATGATGGCAGATCAGATGCCAGTTTGATTGCACTTTGGGGGTACAGAAATGGATGATAAAGAACGTCAAGCAATGCGTGAGCATATCGTCTGGCTTGCCTCTGAACTCGAAAAGGAACGCAAGCAAAACCTTGCAAACATAAGTTTCTTGAAACAACTACTTGACCCCGAAGACTTAGGTCATTCAGCAACTCACGAAATCAGGCAACTTGCCTATCAACTTTTAATCAATCAACATCACGCTGAAAGAACATCATGGCAATCAAACAACTAAACCTCAGAGCCTCTGCATCAGCCCGTTGGATTGCCTGTCCCGCCTCTGCCAGACTCTCAAGCCTCATGCCTTACGTTGAGGGAGGCGATGCGGCGAAGATGGGTACTGCAATTCATGCCTTAGCAGAGCATTGCTTCAAACGTGACTTAGACCCGATGAAGTTTGAGGGCAAGGTCTATGAGGGCATCTTGATGACTGAGGAGAACTGCGAGTTTGCACTTCAGCACCTTAAAGCTATTTGGGCTATTGAGGATGAGTTGGGTAAGGGATGCGTTAGCGTTGAGAAGTTCCTACCCTATGTAGACAGAGCAACACACAAAGTCGGTGGTACTGCTGACGTTATAGGTATCGGCAATGAGCAACGCAAGATCATCATTGCAGACCTTAAAACTGGTAGAGGCTACGTCAGTGAAGACAATGACCAGCTACGCCTTTACGCACTGGCAGCTATGGAAGAATTTAACCTGTACCAAGACATTGACAAGGTTGAACTCTGGATCATCCAACCCTTTCACGGTGAGGTCAGAAAGCACAAAATGACCACTCAGGAACTCGTGGATTGGGAACACTACGTACTTCATCCAGCAATTGATAATTCCCTGAATCCTGCATTCCCGCCCGTCCCCTCAGACTCTGCCTGTCAGTACTGTCCAGCTAAAACAATCTGCCCTGCACAAGCAAATATCGTTGAGACTGTCCATGTTTCGCCCCCTGTAGAGATGCTCACAGAAGAGCAAATCAGCGTCTTGCTGACTAAGTTTGACATGGTTGAGGACTACATCAAGGCAGTACGAGATCATGCTTTAAAACGCATGGAATCTGGTGCAGTTATTGATGGATGGCAGCTTGCACCCAAACGTGCGTTGAGGTCTTGGACTGATGAATCAGGTGTTGTTACTCACCTTTTAGCTCGTGGACTCAACATTGACCAGATCGTCAAGCAAGAACTCATCACCCCAGCAGCGGCAGAGAAACTGCTAACAAAGGAACAAAGACTTGGTCTTGATGAGTTAACTTCCCGCATATCTTCAGGATTGACCCTTGCCAGAGACAAAGGTTTGAGTCAATAATCCCAACCCCATGAATACAAGAATCGAAACAATCGGAGATGCAACCCTGTACTTGGGGGATTGCATGGACATTCTGCCAACCTTGCCAAAGGTTGATGCGGTGATTACTGACCCACCTTATGGGATCAATGAAAACAGTAAAAAAGTTGCAAGCCGTGGAAAGTTGGCGGCTCCAAAAGACTATGGTGATTTTGATTGGGACAAAGCACCGCCATCAAATGAACTGATTGATTTAATACGCACAAAAGGACAACACCAAGCATTTTTTGGTGGAAACTATTTCACATTACCTCCTACGTCATGCTGGCTTGTATGGGACAAATTGAATGGTGACAACGATTTTGCCGATTGTGAACTTGCATGGACTAATTGGGATAAAGCTGTTCGTAGACTTCAGTGGCGATGGAATGGCATGATTCGTCAAGGTAATGAAGAACGCTATCACCCAACACAAAAGCCGCTTGAGGTTATGAAATGGGTAATTACCCTATGCCCAAAATCAGAAACAATCCTCGACCCCTTCATGGGAAGCGGCACTACAGGCGTAGCCGCTATCCAGATGGGACGCAAGTTCATTGGCATTGAGCGTGAACCTAAATACTTTGACATTGCTTGCCAACGCATAGAACAAGCAGTAGCGCAACCAAGATTATTTGAGGATGTAAGACCCAAGCAAGAACAAACATCTTTAATATGAATCCCCCAACCGTGACATCTGTCACATTCTTAAAACTTTTAAAAGGAAACATTGTGAATTTAAACCTCAGTAACTCAGGCGGTGGTAACGGTAACTACATTAGATTCAGCCCACAAGCAAACGCATGGTCAAACCAAGATGGCGAGTTCATCTTAGAGAAGTTTGTCTTTGACCATGAGAACCTTGAAACAGGTTGGTTGCTGATTGCTACTGGCATCTTTGAATTCTTCCCTGATGGCAGTCTTGGTCAGAAAGGTTCTCAGCCAAGTGCCGAGCATAAGCGTGGATTCAAAGCAACTTTCTTCAACAAGACAATGGGTGTTGTTGAGTACAGTGCCAACGGTGCGGGTGCAAACATGGGCTTAGAGGCTTTATGGAAACAAGTGCAAGCACAGGCATCTGCTAACGCTGGCAAGTTGCCAGTGGTGGAGTACAAGGGTAGTAGACCCGAAAAGGTTGGTAAAGGTAGCACTCGTGTACCTGAGTTCAACGTAACGGGTTGGGTAGCAAGACCAGCGGCATTGTCAGATGACAACTCAGGCGGCTTTGATCCCGAAATCTCAGCACCAGTACCCGCTAAACCAGCACCTAGCCCTATCAAGGCCAAGCCAGTAACTACACCAGCAATGGATGATGATGAGATGTTTAGTTAAACACTGAACTAACCAGCACCAGAGTTTTCGGGGGAGAACTCTGGTTTTTTTGTCTCTTTAACTTTGGTAGGTGGTATGAATGAGTTGGCTTTATTCGCAGGCGCTGGTGGAGGAATACTCGGCGGCAAGTTGCTTGGATGGAGAACAGTCTGTGCAGTCGAGTGGGAAGCCTATCCAGCAAGCGTATTGTGCGCCCGACAAAATGATGGTCTTCTCCCGCCTTTCCCGATTTGGGATGACGTACAAACCTTTGACGGAAAACCTTGGCGAGGAATTGTTGATGTCGTATCTGGCGGGTTTCCATGCCAGGACATCAGTGCCGCAGGAAAAGGCGCAGGAATTGACGGAGAACGATCAGGGATGTGGTCAGAAATGGCTCGCATCATTCGTGAAGTACGACCCAGATTCGTGTTCGTGGAAAACTCACCAATGCTCACTTCTAGGGGACTTGGACGAGTTCTCGGAGACTTGGCCTCAATGGGGTTTGATGCGAAATGGGGAGTGTTGGGAGCAGCTAACGTTGGAGCAAACCATCAGAGGGACAGAATCTGGATTGTCGGAACAAACATGGCCTACCCCAAGATGTCAAATGACCCGGCCAGTAAAAATCAGATTGGACATAGAAAAGGGTCACAAGGGCAATTTAGAGGAAGTTGTGGCATTGAGGGAGAAGTTTACAACCCCAACAGCACACAATTCAAAAGAAACGAATGCGCCGAGCGAAATGAACAGAAATACTCCTACGCTTGCGGCTCAAGCTGGTGGAAAATTGAACCCGATGTGGGTCGAGTGGCTGATGGGGTGGCCGCTAGGGTGGACAGACTTAAAGCCATTGGAAATGGACAAGTCCCATTATGTGCTGCAACAGCATGGCGAATACTCACAGAAAGATAACTAAATGTCAGCACAACAAATAGCCACTACCTTGGGCAATGCAAAAAAGGTAGGCAATGGTTACCTAGCATCATGCCCCGTACCCGATCACGGTCAAGGTAAGGGAGATAAGCATCCATCCCTATCCATCACCGAATCAGTTGACGGGAATTACCTCTTCAAATGTCACGGTGGCTGCGACCAGCACACAGTGTTCAGCACCATCAAGGACATGGGCATACTCCCGCAGCTACCAGATAGACCTGAATACCTGTCCAGCATCAAGCCGATATCTAACAGTTCACAGGCCACAACCCCGACAGTCATGACACTTGAGCATGAATGGCATTACGTTGATGAGGACGGCATCTCCCTCTTTCTCAAGCAAAGATATAAGACCAATGACATCAAAGGAAAGACATATAAGACCTTACGAGTCATGCCCGATGGCAGTCGAGTAGGCAAGTTAGGTGACTGCCGCATCATCCCCTACCGACTCCCCGAACTGCGACAAGCAATTGCCGATGGCAGAGTCATATATATAACTGAGGGTGAGAAAGCGGCAGATAGCTTATGCAGTCTTGGGGTAGTGGCGACCACCTCTCACGCTGGTGCTGGTGGTTGGAATCAGGACTTGAACCAGTACTTTGCTGGCGCAAATGTCGTGATAGTTCCCGACAATGATGCCGCTGGATGGGGTTACGCCCATAAGATTGTTGAGTCCTTACTTGGATCAGGTAGCACAAAGAGCATCAGGGTCTTGGATTTACCCCTTACTCAACCCAAGGAAGATGCCTATGAGTGGGTCAATAGGTATGACGGTTCAAGGTCGCTGTTGGCACAACTGGCAAAAGCCTGTCCTATCGTCAAGTCTGTAGAAGATGTATGGCAACCATCAAGGCTGCATGATTATGTGCCTGAGCCACAACCAAAAGAATCTAGTGCTACCGTCAAAGAAGCAAAACCCTCCAGATTACTGGTCGAGTCTTGGGACTCAATTAAAGATGAGCCAGTTGAGTGGCTCGTGCAGTCAATTGTCCCGAAGAAAGCATTTGTAGCTCTCTACGCACCCCCTGCCTCATACAAGTCATTCATCTCCCTTGATTTGGCAGAGGCGATTGCAACAGGCAGAGATTGGATGGGTTACAAGATACCCAAGAAAGGCGCAGTCTTATATATATGTGGTGAGGGTCATGGCGGTATGGGCGCAAGGGTGAAGGCTTGCAAGATACAGAATCAAAGTCCAGATGGCGCAAACCTGTACATCATCAGGGCGCAACTCAACCTGAGATCAAGTCCCGAAGACTTCATAGAACTACTCAACGCAATCAATGACCTGATAGCTGAGATAGGTGAACCTTTAGAGATCATCATCCTTGATACCCTGATGCGTATGTCTGGCGGTGGATTTAACGAGAACAGTTCTGAAGACATGGGTGCATTCATCACCCAAGCAGGAAAACTCCAAGAACTCTTCGAATGTGCCTTGATGGTAATTCATCATAGTGGTAAGGACATCAGTAAGGGCTTGCGAGGTCATAGCTCCTTGCTAGGTGCTGTAGACACTGAACTTGAGATACAGCGGCAGGATTCAGTTATCAACTCAGCAGATTCAAGCGTCATAGGTAACGCAATCTTGACCGTTAGCAAACAAAAAGACGGTGCAGATAGCATCCAGATCGGCATTGAAATCGTGCTGGTGGAGATTGGAACATCAGACCTTGGGTTTGAAATTACCACCTCATTAGCCATCAGGCACAACCCCGACATCGCAAATGACAAGCCTAAAGGGTCTAAAAACAACTCAGGTAGCGGCAACAATCAGCGGATTGAGATGGATTCGTTAATGAAAGTGATTAAGTCTAAAGGAACATACAGTGAAGTAGATGGTACTAGTAGGTATGGAGTCAGTTTGGACGATTGGAGAGCCGAATTCTGGTCTATGAAAGGGTGTACTGAGGATGATAAGACGGCCTTTAAGAAAGCATGGCTTCGTGCTAGGGAGCGTCTTGTTAGCGTAAATAAGATTGTCATTGGGTCAAATTGGGTTTGGTTGAAATCCAGTTTGGATAATTAGATGCTGTACATCTATCCAGTGACAAACGAGACAAACAGGGACAAATGTCCCAAATGTCTTTTCGAGGAGATGGGGACAAACCACCTCTTGTCTATAAACAAGAGGTTTGTCTCCTGTCCCTTTGTCTCTTTGTCGTTTTTGAAAGGAAATTGAAAATGGTTAAATCACGGTTAAGAAAAGATGTTCCTAAAGTTGAGATTAAAAGGTATGAGCCAACTACTTGGGATATTCAAGCCAGTGCGGTTTTGGTTGAACTTGAGTCAAGGAAAGAGGAACATCACCAGAAATGGGGTTGTGAGAGATTGATTACTTTAGTTGACAGTGAGTTTAGGGAGAGGTTTTGGGGTCAGATGGCTAGGGTTTGGGATGCCATCGATCACAAAGACATTGAACGGCTGCGTAAAGCAATTGCAGGGATGGTCAAAGGTTATGACCATCTAGAGAAATGGGGTGAAGATAATGAGATCAACCCAAGCCCCACAAACATCAGATTCGTTGAATGGAAAACTCAATCAGGTCAGATCATGGCAGTTACAGAAACGATAAATGATTGCATTGATTTGCAAAAGCTACGCAAAGACCTAACCATCTGGACTCTGGAAGAGTTTGAGGCCATCATCAATGAGCCAGCAATCCAGTTCATCATCAAGGCCAAAGCGTTTGACCCAACCGCACAGGTCAAGAGGTTCAAAGCTGGTGATGACTTTGGCAAAGGCTCAGGCTTTGACGATATGGTCGATGACCTTGAACCTATTTACGGCGGTGGTGATGCGCCGAAGATGTTTAACCTACCGCCAAAGAGGAAGTAATGGCGAGTCCTCAGATCAACACTGTCCAGTTCAGGCGGAAGCTGACTGAGGAACAAAGGACAATCCTATTGTGTGCCGGCAAAGGGAACATCACCAATGGCTTTAAGAATGCCTTGGACTGCTACGCCATCTTATGGGAACTTGGATACCGCCCTAGAAACGATTTATATGATTTCTTAGGGGTAGATAAGGGAGAGCCATATAAACCTGTTGTAGGCGATTCTGACGAGGATTAGAGGCATTGCGTGGCTAGAGTTATTGCTATCCTTGGTTACGATCTCTAAACACCATTTCATAATGTGAAATGCAATCCCATAATATGGAATGTCCCCCAATAATGCACCATCCGCCTCTTTCCCTCTCCGCCTCCGCCAGCCAGAATCCGCCGAGCCAAAAGTTATCCACAGGTTATCCACAGATCGGAGGGCAAGTTATCCACATATGCACAGTCTGGTTGCAGTTTGCATCTCAGAATGCCCAAATCAGTAATACTTTCTATGATTTTGAGTTAACATAATGGACATTGTATTAAATGGATTTTGTCAGCCGTTTGTAAGCGTCTAGAAAAACACTAGCAAAATCAACAGCTTACAGAAGTTATCCACACTATCCACAGTTTCCTGTGGATAACTCGCATCTGGCAATTTGCCTGTGGATAACTTTCGATGGGGGGGGAGGGGGTGCGGTCGGTCGGTCAAAGTTGTGGGAGCATCCGCCCCCCTCAAAAAGCTAAATTAGAAAAAGGGGCAACTCCCCCACTCCCCGCTACGAAAAAAAGAGGTGTTGGCGCAGGGAGTTCCGAATTAGTAATTAGATAACCTTAAGGGAAATCATTCGGGTACTATGCGCCAACGCTGATAAATCTACCATATCAAGCCACAATTTGCTATAGTCCCCACCTATCACGCCCATAACGCACAAGGATAATCGTGAAGATAGAACAGATTGACGGCATCCAAGACGAGCCACAGGCGCAGCTAGAGAAGAAGAAAGCTGGCAGACCTAAAGGTATTTACGGTTTAAAGCGTCAGATACAGGAGTACGCAAGGAATCCTGAGCTTGCGTTGCCCAAGACTGACAGCCAGAGAATCAAGGACTTGAAGGATATGCTTATCAGGTCGAGTGGTAAGGATGTTGTGGAGAAGATGATTTCAATTGCGTTGAACGACAACCACCCTGCTCAGATGGCGGCTATCAAGATGTGTGTGGACAGGACACTTCCTATATCCATGTTTGACAAGGATAAAGGCCAGAGGAGTGCAGTCAACATCACAATCACTGGCATAGGCGCACCTACAGTAGAGGCAACTACGATTGATCCAGACGACATCCAAGACGTAGAGGCTAAGAATGGCTGACTTGAACTTTGCGCTCCTCCCTTGGCAACAGGAAGTCTACGCCGACAAGACGAGGTTCAAGGTTGTCGTAGCTGGACGGCGGTGCGGTAAGTCTAGGTTAGCTGTCACGACACTATTAATAGAGGGGTTGAGTTGCCCTGCTGGTAGTGCGGTGCTATACGTTGCCCCTACCCAAGGTCAGGCTAGGCAGATCATTTGGGATGTACTCTTGGACATTGGCAGGGAGATCATTCAGTCTAGCCATGTCAATAATATGGAAGTGACCTTGATTAACGGCGCAAAGATATATGTGAGGGGATCAGACAGACCTGATACCTTACGGGGTGTCAGCTTGACTTATGCGGTGTTGGATGAGGTAGCTGACATTAAGCCTGAGACTTGGGAACAGGTGATTCGTGCGTCACTGAGTGATAAAAAGGGTCGGTGCATGATGATCGGGACTCCCAAGGGTAGGAACTGGTTCTACGATTTGTACAACTTGGGTCAGGATGGTAGTGATCCTGATTGGAAGTCGTGGCACTTCACTACCAAAGACAACCCCCTGATAGACCCTGATGAGATTGAGTCTGCCAAGAAGACCCTGAGTTCCTTTGCTTTCAAGCAGGAATACCTTGCCAGTTTTGACAATGCTGGCTCTGACGTTTTTAAAGAAGAATGGATTAAATATGGAGAAGAACCTGAACATGGCTCGTACTACATTGCTGTCGATCTGGCAGGGTTTGAAGAAGTGGCTAGACAAGCTGCTAATTCCAAGAAAAGGCTAGATCAGACTGCCATTGCTGTTGTTAAGGTAACAGAAGATGGCAAATGGTTTGTTAAAGAGATTGTTTACGGGCGGTGGGACATCAGGGAAACTGCGGCTACGATCCTGTTGAAGATGCGGGAATACCGACCTTTGAGCATTGGAATTGAGCGTGGAGCATTAAAAAACGCAGTTTTGCCGTATTTGAGTGACTTAATGCGTAAAAATAATGTATATTCACACATAGTTGACTTGACGCACGGCAACAGGAAAAAGACTGACAGGATTATCTGGAGTCTCCAAGGACGGTTTGAGCATGGGCGTATTGTGCTGAACTCTGAGGAAGATTGGGATGAATTCAAAGATCAACTCTTGATGTTTCCAGCCCTTGGTGTTCATGATGACTTGCCTGATGCCCTTTCCTACATTGACCAACTGGCTGTAACCTCATACTTTGTTGATGACCAAGAAGATGAGTGGGAGCCTCTAGATATTATTTCGGGGAATTAAATGGCAACAGATAAAGAAGTCAAACTTGAACAGAACGAATTTTATGAGCCTACTGAGGCTGATAAAGAACTGACCGATTTCATCACTAGCCACTGCGACAAGTGGCGTGACTACAGAGACACTAACTTCCTGCCCTCCTACCTAGAGTACGAGCGCATCTTCCGTGGTCAATGGGCATCTGAAGACAAAACCCGTGAGTCAGAACGCAGCCGAATCGTAACTCCTGCTACTCAACAAGCAGTCGAGACTCGTCACGCTGAGATCATGGAAGCCATCTTTGGTCAAGGTGACTTCTTTGACATTGAAGACAATATCCAAGATGTAAACGGGAATCCCATTGATGTTGAGATAATTAAGGCTCAACTCACTGAGGATTTCAAGAAGGACAAAATCAGAAAAGCTATTGACCAGATTGAATTGATGGCTGAAATCTATGGGACAGGCATTGGCGAGATTGTTGTCAAGACTGAAACTGAGTATGTTCCCTCGACTCGACCTATTCCTAATCAACAGGGTCAGGCAGCTATTGGCGTGATGGAGCGAGACAGAATTTCTGTCAAGATCATGCCTGTCAACCCCAAGAATTTTCTATTCGACCCGAATGGTACTTCCATTGACGATTGTATGGGGGTAGCGATAGAGAAATACGTTTCAATTCATAAGGTTGTGCAAGGTATTGAACGTGGAATCTACCGTAAGGTGGACATTGGTACTGCCAGTGAAGATACTGACCTAGAACCTACCCAAGAAGTAAGCCAGTATCAGGATGAGAAGGTTCTTTTGTTGACTTACTACGGGCTAGTTCCCCGTGAGTACCTTGAGAACATGAAAGAGAACAAGGATATTGTTGAATTGTTCCCTGAAAACTCAGCGGCAGAAGACTACACCGACATGGTTGAGGCTATTGTCGTGATTGCCAATGATGGAATGCTGTTAAAGGCTGAAGAAAATCCATACATGATGAAAGACAGGCCAGTTCTGTCTTACCAAGACGATACTGTGCCAAACAGGTTGCTTGGTCGTGGTACGGTGGAAAAAGCATTCAATATGCAAAAGGCCATTGATGCTCAGACCCGCAGCCACTTAGATTCACTGGCATTGAGTACCTCCCCCATGATGGCGATGGATGCAACTCGCTTGCCTCGTGGTATGAAGTTTGAGGTAAAGCCTGGAAAAGCTATTCTGGTCAATGGTTCTCCTAGCGAAATTTTGTATCCGTTTAAGTTTGGACAGACTGATCCAAACAACCTTGCAACTGCCAAAGACTTTGAGCGAATGTTGCTACAAGCTACAGGAACTTTAGACTCCAACGGCATGATTAGCCAAGCTAGTCGTGATGGTGGCGGTATGTCGATGGCGGTTGCCTCCATCATCAAGAAATACAAGCGTACATTGGTAAATTTCCAAGAAGATTTCTTGATTCCATTTATTAAAAAAGCTGCTTTCAGGTTCATGCAGTTCGATCCAGAGCGTTATCCGTCTGTGGACATGAACTTCATCCCAACCGCTACTTTGGGCATCATTGCACGGGAGTACGAACAACAGCAATTCATTGGTTTGTTGCAGACTTTGGGTGCAAATACTCCTGTTTTGCCTATTTTGCTTAAAGGAATTGTTGGAAACAGCAGTTTGTCTAACCGCATGGAGTTGATGGCGGCATTGGATCAGATGATGCAGCCTGATCCACAAGCTCAACAGATGCAGCAAGCACAACAACAGTTGGCTATGCAAGCGGCACAGGCTCAAATTGCTGTAAACACTACTGCGGCAGAGCAAAACAGGGCTGAAGCACAGAAATTGATGGTTGAGACTCAGTTAATGCCTCAAGAAGTGCAAGCAAAGATGACTGCAAGCCTGACTAAGAATCTTCCTAATCAGGATGATTTGTCTTCTAAAGAGTTTGATAAGCGGGTTAAGATTGCTGAATTGATGCTTAAAGAGTCTGATATTAAGAATAAGTCTAAGATTGTCGAGTTACAGATGGCTGACAAAATAAATGCTCAGTCTCAAGTAAAACAAGACTTTCTTGAAAAACTGACTAATGGGCTGAAGAATGGCTAACATCAGGGAACTAATCCAAAGCATTGAGGCAAATGACTCATCTTTTGATGAGAAGTTAGACGCTATCAATAAGATGGAAGAAACCTTGGTGGCTATGCGCCAGCAAGAAGAACAAGCCGTTCAAGACAATGTTGACTTGATTGTTGAAGCCATCAAAGTGATGGAAAACAAAGTCACCGCACAACTAGAAGTTGCCAAATCCATAGTCCCTGAAAAGGGGGATAAAGGCGACAAGGGTGATAGGGGTTTAGATGGTCGTCAAGGCGTAGATGGTAAGAATGGGTTAAATGGTCGGGATGGTAAGAACGGGATAGATGGCAAGGATGGTGTATCTGTCACTGATGCCAAGATTGACTTTGATGGTTCTTTGGTCATTACTTTGTCAACAGGGCAAGAGATTAATGTTGGTGAGGTGGTTGCTCCTGACTTAGCAGAGAAGATCAAAGTTATTAGCACCATGTCTACCAATGGGGCGGTAGGCATCAAGGATGAGGGAACTTCAATCTCCACAGGTGTTAAGAACATCAATTTTGTTGGGGCAACAGTAACTGCTACAAATTCAGGGGACGATGTAACCGTCAATGTAAGTGCAGGAACAGGAACAGTCACAAGCGTTGCGGCAACAGTCCCAGCATTTTTATCTGTTGCTGGCTCACCAATTACGACAAGTGGCACATTAGCAATCACATTGTCTGGTACTGCCTTACCAATAGCAAATGGCGGTACTGGTGCAACGACATTGGCTGGTGCGTCTATTGCTACTTACTCAGGCACAGAGACATTAACTAACAAGCGTATTGACCCAAGAGTTACTTCAGCCGCATCTGCATCATCTTTAACCCCAAGCGTTGCAACGGCTGATGTTTACGCATACACGGCATTAGCAGCGGGTCTTACCATCAATGCCCCAACTGGAACACCTGTTGATGGCGATAAGTTGATGTTTAGATTGCTGGACAACGGCACAAGCAGATCATTAACTTGGGATGCAACCTACACAGTCATTGGTGTGACTTTACCAACAGCAACGACTATCAGTAAGACAACGTATGTAGGTTGTATTTACAACGCTAACAATACACGTTGGGATGTGATCGCAGTAACCACACAGGCATGACCATGAAGATTGACTTTTCTTTTTCATCGCAGTACGGCACATTTTCAGATGCTCTTCACTTGCCTGACGATCATGCATTTACAGATGCTGAGATTGAAGCCATGAAACAGCAAAGGTTTGATAACTGGATTGCTGTAATTACTGCGCCTCCCACTGAGGGGGTCTAATGGCTAATCGCTATTGGGTTCTTGGCACAGGTACTTGGGATTCCACAAGCACAACAAACTGGTCTGCGTCATCAGGTGGAGCTGGCGGTGCATCTGTCCCAACTGCGGCAGACAATGTATTTTTTGATGCAAACTCAAATGTATTAGCCACCGCATTTACAGTCACTATGGCAAACACGCCAAGGGTCTGTAGAGACTTTTTAGCGTCAGGGCTTGATGGAACGATGACCCTTGCTGGTACAAGCATTGGATTGACAGTATCAGGCAGTCTTACGTTTCAAGCCACAAACTTTACCCGCACATATACAGGCACAACCACATTTAACGCTACAACAACTGGTAAAACTGTAACTACTAATGGCGTTGCTTTTGGTGCAAGCGTAACTTTTGATGGTGTTGGCGGCGGTTGGACACTTGGTAGTGCGCTTAATTGCGGTGTTAATTCGTTGACAATTACAAACGGAACTTTTGATACTTCATCGATAAGTAATTATTCTGTGACGGCAGATTCTTTTTCGTCTAGTAACTCAAATGCAAGAATTATTAATTTAAATGCTTCAACTGTTACGTTAGGTGGAACTTCCCCCATAACTTTTACTACGTCTACAAATCTTACATTTAATGCCGGAACATCTCAGATAAACTTTACAAGTTCGTCATTGCTTTTTAATACGGGCGGGCAAACATTTCATAATGTATCTTTTTCCCAAATTTCAGGATTCACTAATATATCAGGTACGGCTACATACAATAATTTAACAATAGCAAGCAAAACATCTGTTGGACTTGGTAAATTTAATTTTTCTGCTGACCAAACAATCAGTGGGACATTTACAATAGGTGCTGGCACTACGGCATCTTGTCGCTACTTAATTAATTCTAATGTTATTGGTACTACTCGCACATTAACCTGTGCATCTATTGCGGCAGTATCTGATGTTGATTTTAGAGATATAACTATTGCTGGCGCACATGGCACGTTGTCAGGCACTCGACTAGGTGACTGTAAGGGAAACACCAATATAACTTTCCCTGCGGCTAAGACTGTGTTTTATCGTCAAACAGGTTCTGCCAATTGGGGTGCTACAGGCACAGGCTCTTGGTCTGCTACATCAGGCGGCGCATTTGACGCAACTCAGTTTCCATTAGCACAAGATACTGCGGTATTTCCTGCGGCTACATATCCTGCATCAGGTTCTACGACAACAATTAACGCTGACTACAACATTAGCACAATAGATATGTCGTTGAGAACGTCAAATACTATGACGTTGGCAACAGGCGTAAATGCATTATCAATTTATGGTAACTGGATAAATGGCACAGGAATAACAATATCGGGTACAGGATTGCTTACGTTTGCAGGGCGCACTACACAGCAAATTACAAGTTCTGCAAAAACATTTACTCAACCAATCACAATTAACAGCCCAAGTGGTTCGGTTACTTTGCAAGATGCTTTGACAACAGGCACAGGCGTAACAACAACGTTCACCAACGGCACGTTAGATTTAAATGGCTTTACATATACTGTTGGAACTGCGTTTACAACTACCACAGGCACAAAGAATTTAACATTTAATGGTGGAACATTAGTCTGCCCAGCCGCCACAACAACTGCATTTAACAACGCTGTTCCCACAGGTTTTACCACAACCGCAGGGACAGGCACAGGCACGATTTCAATGACTGCCGCAACTGCCAAGACGTTTGTTGGTAGTGGCTCTACGTTTAACTGCACACTTAATCAAGGTGGTGCTGGTGCTTTGACCATTACAGGCTCAAACACATTCGGCAACATAACCAATACTTATAAAAGTACTGGCGCAACATCTATCCTGTTTACGGCGGCAACAACTAGCACATTTGCCGATTGGAATGCAAGTGGCGAATCCACAAGACTTTTAACAATTGGTTCTGTCACTGCGGCAAGTCATACGCTATCCAAGGCAAGCGGTACTGTAAGCGCAGACTTTCTGTCTATCAGTAGGTCTACGGCTACAGGCGGTGCAGGATGGTATGCAGGGGCAAATTCCACAGATGGCGGCAATAACTCAGGATGGATATTCACGGCACCTCCTGCGCCTAGCGGCAGTAACAGCAATTTTTTAATGTTCTTTTGAGGAAACAATGACCCCAGAACTACAAAAGTACTATGAAGACCGTTTTTCCATGATGTCTATGGACGGTTGGAAAGAATTGACTATTGATATTGACAATATGATAGAGTCACTCAATAATATAAG